CTCCTTTTGTTGCATAATAGCCACCATTTGCTTGGTTTTGGTTATATACTTTTGAGTTATCACCATCTGCATTTGACCAGTCTTTATCTTGTTCATCATCTTTATCTTTTTTTGTCTTTTTCTTCTTCTTTTCTTTATCTTTGTTTTGGTGAACTGCATTAAAGTTATCAGTTGTATTGACTGTACCTGCATCCATTCCACCATCACCATCTGCTTTTTTATCATCTTCTTCTAAATCTAATTCTTCTACTTTATGACCTCTTTTTGGGATATACAATTCACCTTTACCTGCTGCTCCTTTGTCTATATCATCTTTTTTAACAAAACTACCTACTATTTTTTCAGCAGATTCTCTTGATTTACCCTCTCTCATTAATGCTTGAACCTTCTCTTCAAATGTTTGAGATTCATTAAGATCAGCTTTGTCAACATAACAACCAATAGAAGTACATTGCATTCTCATTTTACCATCTCCTATTTCTTCTCCATTATGATGAGCCTTTGCTATTGGGTTAAAATCAGTGATTAAAGCCATAGGTACTGCTGGATCTTTACATACTGCAACTTCATAGTGTTCTAAATCACTTAAAGCGTATGCCATAGAACCATCTTTCATTCTAAACGGTGTTCTTGCTGATTTTGTAGCACCACCAAATGATAAGCCCTTATATTCCTTGTTTTTGATTTTATCCCAAATTAAGTTATCTAATTGATAATCTTTGAATATTTTTCCAGTTATTTTAATTGCTGGTAATTCATCCCCTGATGAATCTTTAATGGTTGTTTTTGAATAATTGATACCTTTTCCGATAATTCTATTAGAATGTGTGTCACTAATAGGTGCACCTCTGTCCATCCAAACTGGTAAAACCTTATACAATTCATCTACTATCGTAACTTCACCTTGTTTATCCTTCATTTGTACTGTTAATAGTCCTTCAAAGAATCTTTCATCTGATTTTACAGACTCCATACTTTTTATAGAGCTTTCTAATGTACTGAAGAATATCTTTGTCATATATATGAAAGACTACAAAACGTTAATAAAGTTTGCTAAAAAAGATGAATGGTTGGCTTAATAAGCCAAAACATAGCCATTTACTCTTTCTTTGCTTTTGTAACTGCGAAATCAGCTGCGAAACCAGTGGTTAAACCAATTAAGGCTAAACCAACTTCACCAATGCCCTCAGTTGCGATAGTTTGACCTATTGCTACTGCTGCGAAGGTTGAAATGATTAAAGCACCTGCGAATTTCCTTGCAGAGAAAGATTCATCTGTTCTATGTAAGTAACCTCGTAGTGTGTTTAACCCTGCACCAATCACTGCTGCGCCTACAGTTATTAATACTGGATCTACCATATAAGAGCAACAAATGACATGTATTTAAATCTAACTACTATTTGTCTAGTACTTTACCCACTAAATCCTCTAAATCTGAGTCTGCCTCTTCGTGAAGTCTATTTGATTGTCTATCTAACGCTGTTGCTAAAATAATGAGGGCTTTTTGGAGTTGAGTTACTCTTAAGCATAAGTCTTTCTGTGTTAAAGATATCTTCCTAAAATATGCAATAAGTGTTCCACCACTTCCAAGAACTACAGCTATGACTATTTCTGAAAATAGTTCATCTATTATCTCAATCATACTATAAAAACCATAAACAAGTATTTAAATTTACAATGGTTTTAGATACTCTTCTTTAATAAGAAATGGTAAAACTAATGGTAAGTCAGCTAATATAAAGTCTAACTCGTCAGTAGGTAATTTAGATTTATATTTTACATTTCCACATCTATAACAAACTTCTATTTTAAATCCTTTTCTACCATATTTAAAAATAAGCTTACCACATTCACATCTGCTCATAAAAATACAAGGTATCGTTTATTAATAAGTATTTTGTGTAAATAACATGGCTTCATCAATATATATTTATCAAAACATGGAAGAATTTGAAAGATTCTATAAAGGTTATCTAGATTTACCAATGAGAAAAATTAAGATTGTTGATTTATATATTAATGATAAATCTAAACTTTGGGTTGTCACAAACACTAATGATCAGAAAGAGAGACCATTTTTACAGAAATCACTTGTACATTTTAGAAATGGTAATATAAATAACTATAAAGATGATAAAACCGTTTTAGTACTGTTTAAAAAAATGAAATTCAACTTTAAAAAGATGAAACTTGATTTCTTTCCAAGATTTTTAAGAAAACCACTTTTGCAGTGGAGAGTTGATAGATATTTAGGCGAACCTATAAAAAAAGCCAAGATAGATTATGATCACCGTTATTATGACTTTGATTTAGATAGAATTAACTTTATCTTAGAAACTAACGAGAGTTAATAGTTCCATTTCCATTAAAGGCTGCTTTCCAGTCTTTACCGTGTTTTTTTCTCATTCTTATCCAAAATGGGTCTGCACCGAATTGCCCACCTTGTTTATTATATTGCTTCATTACATCAGCTACTTTTCTACTACATCTTCTACAAAGTCTAGCATTTATTTGTTCCATGTTAAATTTATGTTCACCACAAAAATAACATATTCCATAATATACACCTTTAATTGACACTAGTAATGATTCTCTTCCTCTCTTACCTGCACAATCACCACATATATCAAAAACACCTGCTGCTGCAGCATCATTCTTTAAACAACCAAAGCACATTGCTTCTTTATACTCATTAACATGGGTCTCTTCATTTTTTTGATGTGTCTCCCATATTTTTTTACCAACATAGGTTTTACCAACATCTACATCTAGTTTAGTTGCCATCAGTGTTCTGCCAGTTTTATTTTCCTAAGAGCCTCTTGCATTATCAAGTATATATTATTACATGAATAATCAGTTAAGCCATGTTTTCTACATTCTTTTCGTATTTCATCAAGTGCTTCATCAATCTCTGAAAAATCAGCATTGTAAACACTTTTTGATTTTTTCTTGAATGCTTCGGTTTTCTTTATACGCTCCTCTACCTGTTTTAAAGATATATCTGCAGTTTCTTGTGTTGAAACTACCTTAGAACCTTTAGGGAGTTTTTCCTTTCTTGCATCATCTGTTGTTTTAATCTTTTTCGCCATCTTCCCACCTCCTTGTTTGACCTAGTTCATTATCTACTACGTTTCTTGCTTGTCTAACTGTCATACCATATTTTCTTAACTCATCAACTGTTTTTGTTTTCTTCCAACCATAATCAAGTGCTGTTTGTAATGTGTTTTTTACAACTGTGAAGTTTGTTGGTGTAATTCCATCAATATAATTCTTTTGTGATAGTGACGTACCTGCACCAGAACTTGGTGACCCTTGTGATATACCACCTATATCAGATGGTCGTGTCATACTTGGTTGACCTGCAAAATTTTGTCTATTTTCTTCAGGTGCAGCAGTTCTTCTACCTTTTCCTTCCATATCAACATCTTCTGGTAAAATTGCTTCTTTAGAAACATTAAAGTCTCCAGTATGTGTTTTTTCTATTTTAAATCCCATTTGTTGTAATAATGCCATGTTTTGTATTTCTACACCATCTCTTTGTAGTTCTGCTAACTTGTCATTCTCTTCACCAGCAACTAATTTAATATCCCAATCATCAACACCCATGACTTCTGTAAATTTCTTTAAAAATGATTTAAAGAGTATGTCTTGACCCCATTTTACTGCTCTATTTGTAATTGTAACTTGTAAACCCTCTTGTGACCAACCACCTACCATTTCTCCATAATACAATGGTAATACACCAAACACCGCACCTATAATTTGTCTTAACTCTTTTCTTACTTCAATAAATTGTAACTCTTGTAAAGAACCAGTAAAATCAATCCAATTAGCCATATTCTTACCACCTTTATCAGATTCAACCATTAATGGGTGTATCATGTAAGGATCTTCAATGGCTTTTTGTTCCAATGCATCCCAAGACTTTCTAAATGTCTCATAGTTACGAGAAGCAACTACAAGTAAACCTCTTGGAGGTCTCATTTTATCAAAGTATTTTCTAACATACTCATCCATATGAGATAATGACATTGCTTTACTCCATATAGCAAATATAGGAGAAAATCCATAAATTAAACTTGGTTTGTATTTACCTGCTTTCCATATAATTTCACCTTCACCATAGATAACTCTCTTTGGTTGTGGAATACCTACCGAATAGACAGAATTAACTTCTAATATTGCTTTTAATCCTTTTGCATTACATCTACCACATGTATCACTGTATAATCTTTTATCCCTATGTTCAAAACGTGGACATACCCAAATTTTCTGTCTCTTATCATCATATCCAATTCTACCATCACTATCACAAATCATAGCAACTTGTGGAGGATCAATACGTAGTATTTCTTTTATTTCTGTTTTATCTTTATCAATAAGACCAGTTGTATCATCTATAAAATAGTTTTTTAACATTAGAAGATATGCGTTGTCTGCGATTTCTAAATCTCTTTCTAGCTGCCTTGCAACATCTTCTAAAGTCTGCATATTACCGTTAAGTGGTTTATTCATTAAATTTTCAAGAATCTTTCTATGTTCAGGTACAGGTCTTTTCAAATCATAACTTAAACAAGAGTCACATTGAACTTTATGCATATCTGCTTTTCCTTCACCTTCAACATTTATGTTTGGTGCATATTGAAACTCTTTTGAACAATTAAGACATTTATACTTGAATCTTTCTACTATCTCAAACCCATTCTTAAACATCTCACGATTAATGGTTTCAATAGGGATTCTAATAGCATATATATTATCAGCCAACTCATATATCATTATGAGTGGAAATGGAAAAATTGGTAGTTTAGCACCTGTATCGGTACTCATGTAAGGTTGTGCTACACTTGGTCTAGTTGTAGTTTCAGAATATGACTTGTTAATATTGAATAAATTACCTACTTTTTGAAAAGCTGATTTTAATCCCATATATCATTCAAATACCTATAACATATAAACTTTGTCTATTTATGTCAAATTTTGTCAGCATCGCCATGATCAGGACAACGAATATTTCTACCTATATCTTCATTACATGAACATGCTTTCACTGGTTTAGATACTTCTTTTTTACCTGTTTCTGTTTTTCTTTCTGTTTCTGCCATACACTTATAAGTAAAGTCTTATATTTATAGTTACCCAGTGGTGTGAGCTTGCATACCTGTAGTAAAGGAGGACTATTCTAGCGAGATAGCTGGGCTAATTTTGCTTCTTTTCGTTTTCTTTTCCTATTTAATGATGAACATGATGCTTTCCTTCGTACAAACGTATGACAACATGGGCATAGTATTTTAGCACCACTTTTACTAGCTATAACACATTCTTTATAAAAATATTTTCTACAATGTCTACAGTATACGTGTTTTAGAAAAACATCTTCTCTATGTTGGTCTAACCCACTTGGCAGTGTTTTACATATACCATTACATCCTCGCATACATCCCATACATAACGTACGTGTTGCCCTAATTTAAGCGTTAGCATAAAGAATTTAAGTGGGTCATTCCTTATAAGTACATGGTTGAATTTGAGGTTGAAGACTATACCACCATTTTGAACTGGTTCGAATTGGCATTCGCAAATAATGATAAGAAAATATCCGTTAATGACAAACGCGTGTTGTGGAAACTCACGTTCCTCTGCGAAGACAAAATCGAAGAACAACGTATGGCTGCTGACGACAACGAAAGCGAACATAAATAGTTTTATAAAAGTTGCGAAGCAACGTTTTTATTAGGTAGTTGGTTTTATTTAGTTGACTGTCAGGGATTATCACCATGCAGATCGAGCATGGGGTCAACGGTAGCCCTCTTAAGTCATTTTTGACAGAACGATTATATAGGGCTACGCCCTAACGTTGGTAATGAACATTGCTTTATTCTTTATTGGTATATTTCTCATTTGCACGTTGGTCTTGTTTCCGATCGGCATTATCATGCTTGTCGCTGCGTTGTATATGGGTAACAAAGAAGTCAATGAGGAACGGTCAAAAGTTTCTTATATAGATAAAAAAGAATTGGAAAAACTACGCTAGTAGTCTTTGCTTTGCTGACGACTTTGGTGATTTAGTTCGTAATTTAGATTTGCAGCAAGGACATCTAAAAATTACAAGTGATTTAATAGAATACCAACTTGCACACCGTCTACATAATACATGAGTCTTATATGGATCACCAAATGGTTTTCCAACAGATTTTGTATCACATACTCCTCTACATCCTTTCATGTATAGTATAACATTAACTCACATATAAATCTTTTTTATTAATAGATAGATTTATATTAATCACTATGTATTATAATATATGTACAGTGATGATAAAACATGGAAACAACATTATAATGAATGGGTTCATATTGTAAAACGTCTAAAAAGCGAGAAACCAAAAGATATATCAATTCAACAACATGAATACCGTATTAAATTAATAAGAGAGTTAGCAGAGAAATATGAGGTTGACCATAATGAATAGTGTAAAATGTGAACATACATATCAATTCAGCGAATTCAAATTCCATTGTAAAAAATGTGGGGTGCTTGGATGAGCAGTGCAGTTCATGCAAATTTTGAACATGATTTTCCAGTATGCGAAAGATGTGGGGATTTAATGCCAAAGGATCATCCTTGGCAAGAATGTGATAAATGTATAACAGAGGTGTTTCCTGAAAAATGATAGGATCAAAGCAAATAGATAAAATAACATGCATTGCATGTAATGAGATTATTGGGGAACATTCAAAGAACGCTTTAGCAAGGTGCTTATTCCGTGTACAAGGTACAATGGTAAGTGATGGATTTATATCTCAACAAAACCTACAGGAGAAATCGAAATGACTGAATGTGTTGATGGTTGTATGTATGGAAGAATAGGCTATGCAGTTTGTGATGATAATTGTAAATGTAAATGTGGCAAACATACCAAATGGTCAGAAATTTTTGGGAAGTCTAAACAATGACATACAAAGACAAAGAAAACAGAAATCGTACAGATAGAAAGAGAAATAGAGAATACAAAAAGAAACTGAAGGAATTAAAATCCAAACGTGGAGAAAGGATTCGAGAACAGTTTGAGAAAAATATAAAAGTGTTTCAAACTTTAGTTAATGATGGGTTGTTAACATGGGATGATATATATTGGATGATGGACAAGCGTAGCAGTCTAATTAACAAAATCCAAAAAGGAATGATTAAGAGATACTCTAAGCAAAACCTACAGGAGAGTCAAAATGAAAAGACTACATAAAATCTCCGTAAAGAAGATGATTAAATTTTTAGCAAACTATGGTTATCATGTTTATGATAGACAAGGTTCTCATTATGTTATGATTCAGGATAATACTATGAATCAGTTACAACTACCTGAACGTAAAGAGTTAGGACAAAAAACTATTGAGAATGCTTTAGTGAAGGCTAACATCCCCCTCACAGATTTCTACGCCCAATAGAAACCTATATATATTACATATACTTTATATATGACATGTTTGTGAAATTCAAGCATTTACTTTTAAATAGGCTAGGAATTAAAGTTAAAACCTTTGGTCTATGTAATGGCTGTTTAAGTAGTAATGTTTTGATAAAAGACTTGAAACACACTAAGTGTCAAGTTTGTATCTGACCTCCCCAAAATTTGTTGTAATTTTTTTTCTTTTTGTATCAGGGCTAGGTTTCAAAAAACGGTTTTTCTCCATATGCACCTAGGCTCGCTATCAGCTCTCTCAACACTGTGGAGTCCGTTCCTAGAAGTGTTATATACTATACTCTAGTAAGAATATTAGAACTTATTGTTCACTACTCACGTTTATCTGTGAGTCGTGAGTGCGAGTTCAACAGTGTCGCTTAGGCTTGCCTAAGTGCCGATAATTACTGTCATTTGACCTTCATTGAGTCTATCGACTGTGCCGACTACTCAGGACGCACACGAGACTGACGAGTTCATGAGGAGATACGCTACAGTGCTTTTTATCGAGTGAATTTACATGACTGAGAATCTAGTAGAGACACGACTATGAGTTATGTGATTAAGACCTACTGACTAGTAGGCACACACTATGACAAT